AGGCTGGCTCGACGACCCGCCGACCAGCGGCGGGAAACCCGATGAGCAGTGGTGGCTCGGAAGAGGCTTCGGCACGCGAGAGTCCGCGATCGCAGCCGGCGCCAGGGAACCGGCATGACCTGCGCCAGTTGCCGCCACGCCAAGCCGCACCCGCTCGCAGCCGTCCGGCACCAGGTCTGCGCGCACCCGCGCGCCTACCGGCCGCATGGCGTGCTGCCGGCCACCGCCGTCGTGCTGGCGCGCACCGAGGGCCGCTGCTGGGCGGCGAAGCGATGATCGTCATCACACTTCCGTATCCGATCTCGGCCAACCGATACTGGACGCAGTTCACCATCCGCGGTCGGCAGATGCAGGCGCCGTCGAAAGAGGCGAAGGTGTTCAAGCGCGAGGTCGCCGAGCGCGCTCTCGAGCAGGGCCTACGCAAGCCGATCGCCGGGCGCGTCGCCCTCACCCTGCGCCTGTACCCGCAACGCCCACAGGATGCCGCCCGACGCATTGCGCGCAATCCGATGAACTGGGATGACGACGTCCGCTGCCTGGACCTCGACAACAGCCAGAAGGTCGCGATCGATGCGTTGAAGGGCATCGTGTTCGAGGACGACAAGTGGGTGTGGCGGATCCTCGCCGAGCGCATGGAGCCCGATGGCGAAGCGCGCCTGGTCGTGGCCGTCGAGCCGATCATGCGCGTGTCGCCGCAGGCTGCGCTGCCGATCGATGTTCCACGAGAAACCGAGGACTTCTTCGCGTGACCGACATCGACGCCATCGTCCCGGCGTCGGCCGACGAGGCTGACCGCGCCGCCTTCCGTTCGGTCGAGGCCGCGCTGCGCTTCGCCTATGGTCAGCGCCACCGCGGCGAGCCGGACAGTCTTGCCCGCCACCAGAAGCGCGAGGCCCGCGGCGCTCCGATGTTCGAGGACGCCGAGGAACGCGCGGCCTGGGCGGGGGCCATCCGTCGACGGCTGGAGACCCTGAGCCCGGCGCGGCGTTCCGTCCTGGTGGTCCGGTTTGCACCCCGCGCGTTGCCATGCTCGTGCCGGCGCCCCTGCTGCTCCGGTTGGGCCAAGAACGCGGAGTGGACCGAGGCATGTGCGGACCTGGTCGAGCTGTGCATCGAGGCTGTCGCGGGGCAGCTCGCGAACCGCCAGCTGCGCGCCGGGATCGTGCGAAAGTGGTCGGGCGAACGGGTCAACCTGGGCATCCTGGCTGAGCGCTGCGACGTGCATCGCAACACCGCCGGCAAGCAGGCGAAGCTCATCCGCAAGTGGCTGGACCGGCTCGAGCACCAGGCGCTGAAGGAGGCGGACCAATGCCTGGTCGGGGCCTCCAATTGACAGGCGTGTGCACTGCGTGCTGAAATTGCGGGCAATTCAGGCACTGTGGATAGGTGCCCCAAGGAAGAGCCCGGCCGGTCGCGAGACCCGTCGGGCTTTCGTCTTTTCGGCCGGCTCCGCCCGGACCGCATCTTCCCCATGCCACAAGACCTGATCGACCGCCTCGATGCGCTGATCGCGACTCAGGCCGCATTGGCCGAGGCGATCGGACGTCTGGCTCAGGCGGTCGCGATGATGGCTGGCGCCGACGATGAGCGGGAGCAGGTCCCGACCACGCTGGACGGGTGATGTCCCGCCTGACCACGCTCAAGCCGCGCATCGCCACGCTGGACACGCGCCGGGTGCGCCAGCTCGACGTGACGCCCGGTGCAACACCCAGGCAGCGCGGCCGACAAGGCATGACGCGCCGGGCACGGTGGCTCTCGCTGCATCCGCTGTGCGCGCACTGCGAGCAGGCAGGCAGGGTGACGCTGGCCGATGAGGTCGACCACATCGTGCCGCTGATCGAAGGTGGCGCGGACGACGAGTCGAACTTCCAGTCGCTGTGCTCGCCCTGCCACAAGGTCAAGACGGCGCGCGAGGCGAGTCGCAGGGGGTAGGGGGGTGCGATCCTTGGAGGGTCGAGGCTCGGACACCGGGCGCTCCCTCACGCGGAGGTTTTTTTCTCGTCCGGAATTTCGAGCGAGTACCGCTTTATGGCCAAAAACGAGAGAACCGGGCGACCCGCCCACCAGCCGACCGCGGCGACGCGCCGGAAGGTGACGAACGCGGCGGCCGGCGGCATGGCGCACGAGGAAATCGCGATCGCGCTCGGGCTCCATCGCCATACGCTCGTGAAGCATTACGAGCACGAGCTCTCTGTCGGAGCCATGAACCGACGCGCCGAGGTGTACGACGCGATGGTGCGCACCGCATTGAAGGGCAACGTTGCGGCGCAGAAGGCGCTCCTCGCGATGACGCCAGCCCTCGCAGCGCCGCCGGTGGACGCCGAGAAGCCGCTCGGTAAGAAAGAGCAGGCCAACGCCGACGCGAGGACGGCCGCAGACGGTACCGAGTGGGCTGACCTGCTGCCGCCTGGCGTCTCTCCGCTGCGCAAGGCGGGCTGATGGGCTGGAATCTCTCCTGCCGGGATTGGTGGGAGCGCCTGAAGTCTGGACGATCGCTCGTTCCGGATCTGCCGCTCACGGAGGACGGCGACCGGGCGGTGCGGATCTTCAACAAGCTCCGCCTGGCCGACGTCCCGGGCACGCCGACGATGGAGGAGGCCGGCGGCGACTGGTTCCGCGACATCGTACGCGCGATGTTCGGTTGCATCGATCCGGTGACGCGCGAGCGGATGATCCGCGAGCTCTTCGGCCTGGTGCCGAAGAAGAACAGCAAAACGACGGACGGCGCGTTGCTGATGCTGACGGCGCTACTTGTGAACCTGCGACCGCACGCATCGTTCGTCATGACGGCGCCGGTGCAGGACGTTGCTGACATCGCATTCGACGCGGCGGCCGGCGCGATCGATCTCGATCCGGTGCTCGCGAAGAAATTCCACGTGCGACCACATTTGAAGACGATCGTGCATCGCGAGACGAAGGCGACGCTCGAGATCATGACGTTCGACCCGGCCGTGCTCACCGGGCAGAAGATCTCGGGCGGCGCGCTCATCGACGAGCTGCACGTGTGCGCGAAGATGAGCAAGGCGCCGAAGGCGCTGCGCCAGATCCGCGGCGGGATGCTGCCGTTCCCGGAGTCGTTCCTCGCCTTCATCACGACGCAGAGCGACGAGCCGCCCGTTGGGGTATTTGCCGAGGAGCTTGCGAAGGCCCGGGAGATTCGTGACGGGAAGCGCGAAGGCGCAATGCTGCCAGTGCTCTTCGAGTTCCCACGGGACGTGCAGCAATCGCAGGATCGTCGCTGGGAAGACCCCGCCCTGTGGTCGCTGGTCACCCCGAACCTTGGCAAGTCGATCACCCTCGAGCGGCTGAAGGCCGATCACGCGGACGCCAAGGCGACGAGCGAGGCAGAGCTGCGCGTATGGGCTTCGCAGCACCTGAACGTCGAGATCGGCCTGGCGCTGATGTCCGACCGGTGGGCGGGTGCGGACTTCTGGGAGCGCTGCGGCGACCCCTCGCTCACCCTGGACGCGCTACTCGAGCGATCCGAGGTCGCTGTGGTCGGCATCGACGGCGGCGGCCTGGACGACCTGCTCGGGCTGGTGGTGCTGGGGCGCGAGCGCAATACGCGCCGGTGGCTGCACTGGGCGCATGCCTGGGCGCACGAGATCGTGCTGGAGCGGCGCAAGGAGCTCGAGCCGAAGCTTCGCGACCTTGAGCGTGCCGGGGATCTGAGCATCGTGCAGTCGCCCGGCGAGGACGTCGAGGAGCTTTCCGACGTCGTCTGTCGCGTGCGCGATGCGGGCCTGCTACCGGACAAGCATGCAATCGGCGTCGACGCCGCCGGCATCGGGGCGATCGTCGACGCGATCACCTCCCCCGATCGTGACATCAGCATCGACCAGATCGTCGCCGTGTCGCAGGGGTGGAAGCTCAACGGCGCCATCAAGACGGCCGAGCGTGCGCTGGCCGGCGGCGATCTCACTCACTGCGCTCAGCCGCTCATGGCGTGGGCCGCAGGTAACGCGAAGGTGGTGCCAGTGGGGAATGCCGTGACGATCACGAAGCAGGCCAGTGGCAGCGCGAAGATCGACCCGTTGATGGCGACCTTCAACGCGGTCACGCTGATGGCCCTCAACCCGCAGACTGAACTGCACGACGGCGAGGTCACCTTCGTATGAACCCCGTCGTCTACAACGCTACCGTCGGCGTCGGCGTCGTGCTGGCGTCAGTCGGGGCCGGTGCGCAGTTCGGCTGGCCGGTTGGCCTGATCGTGGCCGGTGCCATGCTGATCGGCCTGTCGGTGTACACGCTGCGGGTGTTGGTGCGCTGATGTTCATCACCGCATCGATGCTCACGGCCGGGCCTGCCGCGTCGGACGACTTCTGGTACGGACCGGTTGGCGCGGTGTCGGCGTCGGGGGCTACCGTCTCGGCGGATTCGTCGCTGCGGCTTTCGGTGGTCTTTGCGTGCGTGCGCGTGCTCTCGGAGTCAGTCGCGAAGATCCCGCTGCGGATGATGCGGGGCGTCAACGAGGTGGTCACGGATCACCCATTGTCGCGCCTGGTCTCGCGCCGGCCGAATCGCTGGCAGACGGCGTTCGAGTTCCGGGAGATGCTGCAGGGCCACCTGTGCCTGCGCTCGAACGCCTATGCGCAGGTCGTCTACGCACCGAACGGCGACCCGGTCGAGCTGGTGCCGCTGCATCCGGATCGGGTGACCCCTGAGCAGATTGGGGATTTCGCGCTGCGGTATCGGGTGGCCGACTGGCAGGGCCGGCAGCGCACGCTGACGCAGGACGAGGTGCTGCATCTGCGGCAATTGCCGCTCGACGGCTTCAGCGGACTGTCGATGGTGGCGGCGCAACGCGAGCCGATCGGGTCGGCGCTCTCGGCACAGGAGTACGCCGGGCGGTTCTTCAAGAACGGCGCGAAGCACGGCGGCATGTGGATCGAGATGCCGGGGAAGTTCGAGAACGACGATGCGCGCGCGAAGTTCCGCGCCGCGTGGCGGACGTCGCTGTCCGGATCGAACGCGTTCGACACGCCGGTGATGGATCGCGGGATGAAGCTGCACGAGCTCGGCATGACGAACGCCGACGCGCAGTTCATCGAGAGCCGCAAGTACAGCGACAGCGACCTGTGCCGGATGTTCCTGGTGCCGCCGCACATGGTCGGGATTCTCGACCGGGCGACGAACAACAACATCGAGCAGCAGTCGGCGGAGTTCTACCAGGGCACGCTGATGGCGCTCTTCCGGCGGTGGGAAGAGGCGTTTGAGGTGCAGCTGCTCACCGAAGACGAGGCGGACGATCTGCGCATCGAGTTCGACGTCAAGCAGCTGCTGCGCGCGAACTCCGAGGCGCGCTCGACGTACTGGCACAACGCGATCTCGGACGGCTGGCTGACGCGCAACGAGGTGCGGCGCGAGGAAGGGTACGAGCCGCTGCCGGGTCTGGACGAGCCGCTGCACCCGCTGAACATGGGGTCGAATGGTGGTGCGCCGGGGGCCCCGAGGAACGGCCGTGCGCAGGCGATCCTCGAGGCGGCGGCCGATCGGGTCGTCGTGCGCGAGTGCAACGCGTTGGCGCGGATGATCGGGCGGCACGCGGGGATGGAGGCCGCGGCGGACTTCTACGCGCGGCATGCGCCGTGGATGGCGAGCGTGATGGCGATCGATCTTGCGGTCGCCGAGCGCGCGTGCGAGCGCCGGTTCGACGAGTTGCGCGCCGAGGGCGGCTCGAGCCAGTTGATCGATGAATGGCGCGAGCTGGGCGGCGCCGAACTGCTGAGGATCATGCAATGAACCCTGTTCTCGCGGCGCTGCTGGCGCAGGTCTGGGCGCTCGATGCGACGGTGATGCACCGTCTCGCCGAGGTCATCGAACGCCACGCGACCGGCGCGCGGCTCGATCAGGTGCAGCTCGAGGCGGCGATCGGAACGGCGCCACAGGCGGCGCAGGCGAGGCGCGATGCCTCGGCCGGCGCGCAGGGCGGTGTCGCGGTGCTGCCGCTCTACGGGGTGGTGGCCCACCGTGCGCACATGGTGCGCAACGTCTCCGGACCGGGCGGCACGTCGACCGAGCTGTTCGGCCACGCGTTCCGCACGGCGCTGGCCGACGACCAGGTCGGGGCGATTCTGCTCGACGTGGACTCGCCGGGCGGGGCGGTGGCTGGCACGCCAGAGCTCGTCGACCTGATCTATGGCGCGCGCGGGCAGGGCAAGCCGATCGTGGCGAGCGCAAACGCGCTTGCCGCGTCGGCGGCCTACTGGATCGCCTCGGCCGCCGACGAGTTCGTCGTGACGCCGTCCGGTTCGGTGGGGTCGATCGGCGTACTGGCGGCGCACGAGGATCGCAGCGAGGCCGCGGCGAAAGAGGGTCGTCGCATCACCTACGTGACGGCCGGCAAGTTCAAGGCCGAGGGCAATCCCCACGAGCCGCTGTCGGACGAGGCGCGCGCCGAGGTGCAGCGCATGGTCGATCACGCCTACGGGGTGCTGGTCGAGTCGATCGCGCGCAACCGCGGGGTGTCCGTGCAGGCGGTGCGCGAGGGTTACGGCGAGGGCCGGGTGTTTCACGCGAAACAGGCGCTCGCCGCCGGGATGGTCGATCGGGTTGAGTCGTTCGACGAGACGCTGGCGCGGCTGGCGAACCCCCGTCGGCGTTCGAGGATTTCGGCTGCACGCAACGCCGTGCGGCTGGCCGAGGTGTGAGTCTCATGCAGGCCCGAAGGTCTGCGAACAGTGAACCGGGCGCCTCGAGCGCCCTTTCTTTTTTCCAGAGGGAACCAGCATGAACAAGGCACTCCGCGCGCTCCTGGCGCGCAAATCGCAGTACGTGGCACAGGCGCGCGCGCTGACCGACCTGGCGGCGAAGGAAGAGCGCGACCTGTCGGCCGAGGAACAGACGTCGTTCGACGGCCTGATGGCGCAAGTCGACGCGCTCGCGCCGCAGATCGAGCGCGAGCAGCGCCTGATCGAAGCCGAGCGGACGATGGCCGGGCAGCCGCTCGACCTGCCGGACGGCAGCCGGATCGAGGCCGGGGCCCCGCAGGCGGCGCGTGACCCTCAGCGCGGTTTCGCGCACTTCGGCGAATACCTGAACGCCGTGCGGATGGCGAGCGTGCGTCCCCAGGCGGCCGACGAGCGGCTGCTCATCCTGTCCGCCGGTCCGACGACCTACGCCAACGAGACGGTCGGCGCCGACGGCGGGTTCCTCGTGCCGCCGCAGTACAGCACCGAGATCGCCTCGGTGATCGAGTCGGGCGAGTCGCTCTTCTCGCGCGTGCGCCAGATCCCGGTGACGGGGAACTCGTTCGTGTTCCCGAAGTCCGAGGTCACGGCGCACGGCACGACCGGCATCCAGGCGTACTGGGACGGCGAGGGCGACCAGATCACGCAGTCGAAGCCCGTGTTCAAGAACTCCGAGATTAAGGCGAGCCGCCTGACCGCGCTCGTGCCGGTGACCGAAGAGTCGCTCGAGGATGCGGCCGCGCTGGGCGCCTGGGTGCAGATGGAGGCCGGCGAGAAGATGGGCTTCAAGGTAACCGACGGCATCCTGAACGGGAACGGCGTCGGGATGCCGCTGGGCATCATGAACGCGCCGTGCCTGGTGACGGTGAGCAAGGAGGGCTCGCAAGCGGCCGATACGCTGCTCGCCGAGAACGTCCTGAAGATGTTCAGCCGCATGCCAGCGCGCAACCGCGCGAACGCCGTGTGGATCATCAACCAGGACCTCGAGCCGCTGCTGCCGGGTCTGTTCGTCGCGATCAAGAACGTCGCGGGCACGGAGAACGTCGGCGGGATGCCGGTGTACGTTCCCCCGGGCGGGCTGACGGGCTCGCAGTACGGCACGCTGCTCGGGCGTCCGATCGTGATGACCGAGGCGTGCGCCGCGGTGGGCGACCTGGGCGACATCGTGTTCGCCGACCTGCGCCAGTACATGGCGATCATCAAGGGCGGCATCAAGTCGGACCAGTCGATGCACTTCTGGTTCGACCAGAACATCCGCGCGTTCCGCTTCGTGCTGCGCATGGGCGGCATGCCGTGGCTGGCGGCCGCGATCGCCCGCAAGAACGGCTCGAACACCCTGAGCCACTTCGTCACCCTGCAGGCGCGCTGATCGCCGGCTGACCAAGGAGATTCAACATGAATGTCAATGCACGACTGGACGAGCAGGTTGCGCTGGTGCAAGCCACCGCGATCGCTGCGCTCGCCACCACGGCCGGCGACGCCGCCTTCGTTTCGATGAAGGGTTACGAGCGCTGCTGCATCGTCATCGATGTCACCAACGGTTCGACGGTGACCGGCGGTGCGGTCACCCTGATCCAGGCGAAGGAGGTCGCGGGCACGACCACGAAGGCGCTCGGCTTCACGCGGATGCTGGCGAACACCGACGTGGCTGCCGCGCAGACGCTGACCGAGACGGCGGTGTCCGGCGATACGTTCACGACCAACACGACCAACAGCAAGCGGCTGCGGTACGTGCTGGACGTGGCGGCGTCCGACCTGGATGGCCAGAACGGCTACGACTGCCTGCGGGTGGACGTGGCCAGCATGGCGAACGCGACCGGCATGGTGTCGTACATCTTGTACGGGGCCAAGTACAGCGGCATGTCGCCGATGGCGGACTGACCTGACGCCGCAACCCGAGAACGGCCGCTCTTCACCGGGCGGCCGTTTCCATTTCCAGAGGACACCATGAAGACCATCCGCCACATCCTCGCCAGCCTCGCGCTGGCCTTCGTCACCGCCGTGTCGTTCGCGCCGCAAGCGCAGGCGCAGGCGCTGACCAACTATGCCGAGAACAAGATCGTCGACGCGGTGTTCCGCGGCCAGACGCTCGGCGCGCCGGCCACCTTCTACGTGGCGCTCTACACGGCGGCCTGCAACGATGCGGGCGGCGGCACCGAGGTCACCGGCGGCAGTTACGCCCGCGTCGCGGTCACGTCGAGCCTGGCGAACTGGGCCGGCACGCAGTCGGCAGGATCGACCACGGCGTCGAGCGGCACCGGCGGCCAGACCTCGAACAACGCGGCGATCACATTCCCCGCGCCGACCGCCAACTGGGGCACGGTGACGCACTTCGCGCTGCTCGACGCGTCGACGGCCGGGAACATGTGGGTGTGCCAGTCGCTGACGGCCAGTAAGACGATAAATTCGGGGGACTCAGCCCCGAGCTTTGCGATCGGCGCCCTCACGGTAACGTTCCAGTAATGGAAGGCAAGCTCTGCACCAAGTGCGCGCGGCTCCTGCCGCGAGATGCGTTCAGGCCGCGCCCAGAGCGTGGCCCGAACGCGCTGCACTCGTGGTGCCGGGAGTGCCTGAACGCGCATCGACAGTCGCGCCGCGTGTCGGCAACGCCTGACGAGAAGGAGCGCGCGCTCGCGCTCGCGCGCCAATGGAAGCGCGACAACCGCCAGCGGAACAGGGCTGCGAAGCGTGCGTGGGAGGCCGCCAACCCGGAGAAGGTGAAGGCGTACACGCAGCGGGTTCAGCGCAAATGGCGCGAGGCGAACGTCGAACTCGCGCGTGAGCGCGTGTTGGCCTCGAAGCGCAAGAAGCCGGACTACTACCGCGAGCAGCAGCGGCAGATTCAGAAGCGCGACGCGCACAAGTACCGCGCCAAGTACAAGGAGTACATGGCGACGAAGCGCGGCGCCACGCCACCGTGGTTCGACAAGGTGCTGGTCGAAGAGGCCTATCACCTGGCGCAGTTGCGGACAAAGGCGACCGGCTTTCAGTGGCACGTCGATCACATCGTGCCGCTGCAGTCAACGATCGTCTGCGGGCTGCACACGATAGAGAACCTGCAGGTGATCCCCGGTGCCTTGAACATCTCGAAGGGTAACCGGCACTGGCCGCAGATGCCGGGGGAGAGGTGACCGATGCGCCTGGCTGACCTGCCGGCCGAGACGCTGCGCGCGACGTCCGATGCCGACGCGCCGCTGCGGCTGATCCAGCTCGGCAGTTGGGTCATCGTCAGGCCCGAGGCAATCACGATGCTGCGCGCGATCGACAAGGTCGTGGAGGTGTACACGCACGCCGGCTATGTCGGCGCGCTCACGGCGATGTCGCTGCTCCGGATGGTCGATCGCTATCGGCAGTTCGACTGGGTGCTGCTGTCCCGTGCGGCGGCTGCCAAGCGGTCGGCGATCCTGCGGATCGATCACGCGCCGGCCGGGAAGAAGGTGGTTCGGGCGGCGCGCGTCGCAGGCGTTGCC